ATGTTTGTGAAATGGTCCGTGCGGGCGAAGCGCCGGTCACCGGCACTCGGCGACTCGCTGGTCGCCCGTCTTGTCGAAAGCCGCCGCCCCGGCCCCGGCCTCGCCCCGCGCCAGGTGCAGGTCGCATACCTCGGCGCCATCCGCACCAGCATGCACACCAACCACCGTATCGTGTTCTGGGAAAACGCCATGGCACGGCTCGACGAGCTGCAGCTGGAGCCGGACAAACGCGCCGCCGTAGTCGCCGCCCTTGAGGCACGCGTGCCAGCAGCGCACGCCTCAGAGTGGCGCGACTAGCTCGTCAGCACGTCGAACATCGACGCCGTGAGCTGTCGCGGTACCGCGCTCTGGATGTAGCGGTCGAAGATATGGGGTTTCAGCCGACGCGGCGGATGGCCCCGCGCCTCTCGCTCAAAGGCCGACTGGCACCGCGTCGAGCAGTATTTCCCTCCCTGGAAGCCGGTCTCGAATTCCCCCAGGCAGTAGACGCAGGTGCAGGTGACCCGCCGGCGGGACCGGTTGGCGATGTAGCACGCCGACCCGCAGAACTTGCCCTTGCCCTTGTCGATCGCGAACTGCGAGACGCGGAACGGCGTGCCGCACTCGATGCAGTGCTGGTCGGGCACGGTGCGCTCGGCGAGCCCGGCGCAGGTCTGCGAGCAATATTTCGTATCGTCGGTCTTTGGGCGGAAGGCGGTACCGCAATGGGCGCAAGCGATGTCCGGCCGGGTGCGATGCTCCACGCTGCAGGCGTGCGAGCAATACTCGTTGTGATCGAAGTGCGGCCGAAACTTCGTGCCGCAGTGCTTGCAGGCCTTGATCGGGTTGCGGAGCCGGGCGATTGCCGCCTGTGCGGCACGGTAGCCCTTGTCGTAGGTCGATCGCACGCCCCGGTCACGATGGGCGCGCGCCGATTTGGCGCATTCCTCGCTGCAAAAGCCGATCCGGTGATCGCCAAACTGGATCTCGTCGGGCACCGCGCCGCCGCACCACGAACAGGTGTCGCGGGGCACCACGTACTCCCGCTGGCCCTCTTCCCAGGAGGGGCGTTTGGCGCCGATAGCGGCGAAGGCGGTTTCGAGCAGCTTCTCCGCCTCGAGGTCGGCGATTGGCCACCGGTGCCCGTCGAGGCACAGGGTCGAGCGGACGCCATGGCGAACGGCGCCCTCGTTCTCGAATGCCGACGACTTGCCGCTGCGCAGCACGGCCGCAACCTCGGCAACAGCGCGCTCACGATCCTTCCCGCTGAATATCCGGTGACTGCCCCGGCGCTGTCCGGGCACATGGATGCGCCCCTGCAACCTCAGGCGCTCCTCGCGCTCCAGCTGCCGCATGTGATCGTAGGCCAGATAGGCGACCTTGATCCGTTTCTTCTTTTTCATTCGAACACCGCATCGAATGCTGCCGGGCTGACCGGCTGCGCCTTGCTGGGGTCAGGCATGCCCGCCGGCGCACCGCGGCTATCGTAGACCGCCTTGATCCACGCTTCGTCTACCCGCCGGATGGCGGCTACGTGTTCGGCGCGCAGCGGTTGGCCGGTGGTGGCGATGTAGGCAGCAATCTCGGCGTAGGTGATCGGATTGGGCCCGGCAGCGTGATAGCTCCGTGTCGAGCTGAGGTCAGTGAACCATCCCCATAGTGCCCGCGACGCCTCCGGCACTCGTCGCTTGCCGCCCGTCGTCCCGGCCGACAGCAGCGCCACCAGCGGCCCGGCCAGCCGATCGCGCCTCACGTCGTCACTCCCCGCATCGGCAGGTCGATGTCGAAGCTGCCATCGACCTGGCCGATACTCGGGAGGGCCTGTCCGTCGATCCAGCAATAGGCCACCTGGTCCGGACGCTGCACCGGCGACCAGGCGAAGAAGAACGGAACGCCTTCGTTCGCCGCCTCGACGAACGGGCGAAACACGGTTTCGAACCAGGAGCGCGGCAGCAGCTTCAGCGGTGTCGTCGTCGACAGCGACGAGCTGGTGACGATCGCGCCGAGATAAGCCCCGCTGTCGGCGCGACCCGTCACGATCTCCACCTCGAGGCCGTCGTTGATCGGCGTATAGCCAGGCGCGATGCCGCTCGGGATGACGATCAGCTCGCCGACATGCAGCACCGCGATATAAGGCGGCACGGCGTCCGGAACGATGCGCAGCCGGACACCGGTATAGAACCCCTTGGGGAAGCGCAGCAGCAGCGATTTGTCGTCGGCCGGGGAAGCGCCGGAGTGCACCGTCTCCCAGCCGGCACCCGGTTCGGCGGTGATCGCCTCCACCGACACCGTGGCGCCGCCGGAACCGAGATTGTGCGTCTCGATCGCGACGTAGTCGGTTTCGCCGTCCAGGTCGGTGACTGTCACCAGCTGCTCAGCCGAGCTGTCGCTGCGCCACCGGTTCACCGTCGAGGGGTTGGCGAGGTTGGTCACCGGGTAGCCGGCGGCCTCGCTGTCGGCCGAGACGTTCCCGTGTGCCACCTGGTTGTGCCAGCCGACATACGGGTTGATTGCGCTCTCGCCGACAACGGGCGAAACGACCAGGCCGGGGGAAAGGAATACGCTCATGATCTTAAGCCTGTCGGTGGGTGATGACGAGTTGCAGGCCATCCACTCTCAGCTCGTCGTTGAGCCGCTCGAGGAGTGACTTTGCGCCGCTGCCGCTGAAGGTGTCGCCCTGCAGGTTGATCATGATGCTGCGGGCCTGCTGCTGCGGGGCTGCAGCCGGTGCGGACGCCTCGGGGCTGGCGATGCTTGCCGAGCCGGGCTGCGCCGACATGATGGCGCCGAGTTGGGCAGCGCCGGCAGCGCCGATCGCCACCGCCATCGGCGCTGCGAACATACCGCCCTGGCTGTAGGCCTTCATGATGCCGGCCGCCGTGTCCACCACGACGTTGGCGGCCTGCAGCGCCTTGTTGTCCTCGAATGCCCCGGCGAGGATCCCGGTGATCTGCCCCACCGACCCGAGGATCGACTCCGCCGACATATCGGCCGCCGCCTGCGCCGACTTGCCGAGGCCCATGAACGCGAGCTGCCCCAGCTCGGTGGAGTTGCGCAGCTGGTCAATGGCGCCGATCGAGCGCTTCGACATGTCCTCGATCGAGGTGCCGACCTTGTCGATTTCGCCGGTGTCGATGATCGGCGTCGTCGGCGCCTTGAGGTTGCCCCCCAGCTTCACGCCGAATATCTGCTCGAGGTCGCGGCCGATGGCGCCGGCACCGATGCCGTTGCTGCTCATACTCCCTTCGCCCATCATGGCTTCGTGGATGCCACCGGTGCCGTAGGAGATGCCCAGGGCATCGTTCATGTTCGATGCGTTCTGTTCGGTTCGCAGCTCATCGAGCAGCTTGCGCATCCGCGATTCCGCTGCCGTGGTGCCGGCGAGCATGGGTATCCACTCGTCGGGGTTCATCAGTCGCTGCAGGTCGGCCGCGATATCCGCAACGAGGCCCGCCAGGTAGACCAGCACCGGCCCAAGGTTCACCAGGGCGGTCTTCAGCTTGATGTCGACTATCTCGACGACGGTGCTGAACTCGTCGTTGAGCTTTTCGGCACTGGCGAGGATCTCGCGATCCACCACGATGCCGAGGGCGCGCGCCTTCTGGACGGTGGTGTCGATCGCCGACGCGCCATCCTTGAACACCTCCACCATCCGCACCCCGGCGTCACCGAAGGCAGCAGCGGCGAGCGCAGCCCTCTTGCTGGCGTCCGTTTCCTTGGCGAGCGCATCGGCCACCAGCTTGATGCGCTCCTCCTGGCTGGTGGCGAGCTTGATGTTCTCCAGCAGCTCAGGGTTGAGCAGCTTTAGCTTCTCGACCAGTTCGCCCTTGCCGATCGCCGCCATGCCGGCGTTCTTGGCGAAGGCGTTGAGGCTGGCACTCAACTCGTTCACCTCCACCCCGCCGAGCTTGGCGTGATAGGCGAGGCCCTGGAAGAACTCGCCATCGAGGCCGGATGCCTTCGCCATCTTGGCGATGCCGTCGAACTTCTCCAGCGCCGCCCGCGTGCCGTTGATGGCCGCCGTGACCGACAGCAGGCCGGCGACGGGGCCGACCAGCCCAGCGGCAAACGACTTGCCGAAAACGCCGATCCTTGCACTTGTCGTCGCCAGCGCCTGGTTGATCCGACTGGTGGAGCGAACCATGTCCTGCTCCATCTGGCGCGTGGCGCTGCGACTGCCCTGGCGCATGCGGCGATAGGAGCCATCGGCCGTGCCTTCGGCCTTCTTCATGTTCTTCTCAAAGTCGCGGATGCGCGCCTCGAGGAGCACCACCAGGCGCTCGGCGTCACCTTCATTGGCCATCGGTCACCTCACGCATAAGCCCATTCCTCGAAATCATCCCCGGCCCCGTCGTAGCTCGACCGGTTGTTGCCGCCGGCCGCCGCGCGGCCGACTGCCATGGCGCTGGCGACGGCGCCGTCGATCTTGTCTTTGCTCTTGCCCTTGTGGAATTGCCGGTTGCCGGCCGCATCCTCGCGCACCTGGACGTTGTCGAAGTTCCAGCGCAGCACCGGGTGGCCGCCGTGGCGGAAGCGCCGGCCGATGATGGCGCGCTCCAGTTCCTTGATCGCGGGCGCCATGGTCACCCAGCCCTGCCGCATCTCGACGGCCGGGAAGCCATCCTCGAGCAGGTTGTTGAGCATGTTGCGCGCCAGGTGCGGGTCGAAGGCGATCTCGGCGACGTTGAAGCGGGCGCATAGTTCGCGAACCTGGTCCTCGACGATGCGGAAATCGACGACGTTGCCCGGCGTCGCGGTGATGAAGCCTGCCTCTGCCCAGCTGGTGTAGGGCACGCCGGCCAGGTCCTCGCGGGCCTGCATGTTGTCCTCGGGGCAGAAGAACCACGCATGCACCTGGTAGCCGTCGTCGCCGTCCCGCCAGCACGCCACTATGACGGTCAGGTCGCTGTTGCTCGACAGATCGACGGCCAGCCAGCACATGGCCTGCTCGGCTTCCAGCTCGTCGAGATCGACTTCCCGCCCGCCCTCGTCATAGACGTCCATATCGACGAACGGGTCGCTCGAATGGTCGAGCCAGATATTGAGGTTCAGCTGGCGGAAGGCCTCGCGATCGCCGACGCGGCGCCGGCCCTCGTTGGCCATCTGCCGCAGGCCCTCGATATCGGGATAGCCATGTGCCAGCCCCGGATTGACCCGCCGCCAGATCGCTTCGTCGGTCCAGTCGCAGTTGCGCTCCGCTTCGAACAGCACCGGCAGGATCGACGGGTCGTCTACTTCCCCGCGCGCCACCTTGCGGGCATCGTTGACGATGTCCCAGGCGACGTTTTCCTGCCCACGGCCGGCCGTGGTGGCGATTACCATCAGCGAGCCCGGCACCTTCACCAGGCCGGAGCGCAGCACGTCCCACAGGTCGCGCTTCTTCCAGGCGTGCAGCTCGTCGGCCAGTACGAAGGCCGGAGTGCGCCCGTGCTGGGTGCCGGCGTCCGCCGAGATCGCCTCGAGGTAGGCGTTGTTCTTCGGGTAGCGCAGCCGGTTGCGGCTCTCCAGTTCCTTGACGTGCGGGGCGATGCGCGGATGCGCCCGGCAGAGCCCGCGCGCCTCTTCATAGGCAAGGCGCGCCTGCTTCCGATCCGAGGCCGCCGTGATCACTTCCCCGCCCGGCGACGATTCCGGGCCGATGGTGTGCAGCAGCCCCAGCGCCGCCGCCAGGGACGTCTTTCGGTTGCCGCGTGGCAGCAGCAGTACCACCGTTCGCACCACCCGGGTGCCGTCGTCGTGGCGCGGGCCGTAGATGCGGCGGACGATACGCTCCTGCCACGGATCGAGCTGGAACGGCTTGCCGCTCTTGGGGTGCATCAGCGAGCGCAGGAACCGCACGGCGCGCTCGCCAAACCCCTGCGGGTCGGCGATCTCGGAGCCGTCGTAGATCCATTCAGGATATGTTGAGCGGGTCATCGGCATCCCCCTCCGGATCGAAGAGGTCGCGCATCATCGGCCGCGAACGCGCCATCGGGGTCAGGCCCAACTCGGCGCCGAGCTGCCGCGCCGCATCCATGGCCTGCTTCTGCATGCGCCAGAGCTGCGACCGCGCCTTCACGTCGGCCGGGGCGATCTGCTGCATGGTGGCCTCGCACTCACGCACCCGGCCCTGGGCAACGCAATAGTTTTCGAGGTTGGAAAGATCGACGTCCGTGAGCATCTTCCGCTCCTCGAGGAACGGCTGCATCCGCCGCCACTCGCCGCGCGCCTCCTCCGACAACCAGTCGGGCGCCCGGGGAAACTGCACGAGGGTGCCGTTGATCGCGACGAGTGTCGGCTTAGTACCCCGCATCGCGCACCTCCTCGCACCGCAACTCGGTGCCGTCCCGGCGCCCGATCTCCGTCACCTCGCGGATGTTGAGGTGCCGACCCTCGCAGCCAACACGCATGTCGGTGGTGACGTCGCCGCGCCAGTAGATGCGGAAGGTCACCAATGTGCCCGCGCCCTCGCCGTAGCCCCGCAGGAACTCCTCTGTGCTGGCCTGCACCTGGTGGGCGCGAACGGTTGCGAACAGCAGCCAGCCCTCGATGGGAGTGCCATCAGCCGCCACACCGCCGGGGCTTGGCACTTCGATAGAGATCACCTTGTCCAGCTGGCCGGCGCGCATCAGGCCACCTCACTCATTGCGGCGGTCGATGGCATCAGCATCTGGCTCACCAGCAAGCTCACCGCCGGCCGGGTGGTCGGGGTGTCCGTCCAGGCGCCGCCATCCGCTCTCGTCGTCAACTGCCACGAAGTCGGGCCCGGCCACGCCTGCCAGTGCGCCGCATCGGTCACACTGTATTCGAACACGGTCACAGAGTTGCCGGTCGTCGGCTTCACGGTCACCCGGTACCCCCGGCCCGGCTTCAGCAGAACGTCGTCCGGGAAGATCGCCTCGACGCGCCGAGCCTGTCCCAGCACCTCGACGGCACTGCCGTCGATAGTCGCCACCGCCAGCACTTGGTCAGCGTCGTCGTAGAGCACCACTTCCGCATCGCCACCGGCCGCCACCTGGTGCGGCAGGGCGATGCCGAGAATACGCATCGGCGCCGGCACCTCGATCCGCGCGCCGCGCTCGTCAGGGGTGCTGCCGCTGTTGAAGGCGACGGCAGCGACGCCGTTCATGGGCCAGGCGCCGAGGCACCCGAAGGTGCCGTCATCGAACTCCAGCAGGTTGTATGGCTGGCTGCTCTGGTTAACCCAGGCGCTGCCATCGTATCGGGACACCGTGTTATCCAGCGAGCGCGATGAGCTGCCGGGAAGTTGCAGGGTCTGTATGGCAATGCTGTCCGACCCGAGCCGCCCGGCGCCGTCGAACTCCAGCACCATCGACATGAGGTCGCCCCGGCTCACCGCTCGCTTGGCGCTGAGCACACCGCTCCGGTTCATGCCGGTGGCGATCGCCGCATTGAGCAACGCGACCGACTGGTCGATCGTGCCGTCGGGTTGCTGCGGTGGCCCGGCCGCAAGGTTCACGTCCTGCAGGCTGGTGACGAGGGCAGAGCCGCCCGCCTTGACGATGGTGTGCAGCCGCCACCAGACGCGCTCAATCTGCTTGGGACCGGCGAAGCGGTGCCACACCCTGCCCATGGCCGCGATCTTCTGCCCCGTGGCGTTGATCAGCACGCTGCCCAGCACCGGCGAGTTGGGCACGAAGTCCACCCGGCGCGGATACTCCATGCCGTGCACGTCCACCCAGTTGACCGGCGAGACGGCCGGCGCGGCCGTCCGGCTGATAAGGGTTTCGATGGTGACGACGCCGTGCGAGGTCACGCCGTCCGGATCGCGCAGGAACCGGGCGCCGACGACACGGCAGTCGCCGCAGTGAAAGCCATCCGGCGCCGGGCGGGTCGAGTGCAGAACCGCAGCGATGGCGCTGGCGATCTCCTTCACCCCTACGGTCGAGGCCTCCTGTTTCCAGACGTGAAGCGTCGAGACGATCCTGTTGGACAGCCGGGCGATGTCGTCGCCTTCGAGGATCTGGTCCTCGCCGATCACGATCTGAGGATCCTTGTCGTCGCGCGAATCGTGGATGTTCTGCGCCGGCACCAGGTCGGTGACCGCACTGGCGCCGATCAGCACGGCGCGGATGGCGGTCTGCACTGCGACGAAGTTCATGGCTTCCCCCAGTTCTCGCGAACCGCCTTGCCGACGGCGCGCTTGATCGCGGCCGTGGCCTTCTTCTGGTGCAGCCTGAAGGCCGGCCAGAAGAACGGCTGCGCCGGGGCCTTCTTGGAGCCGTACTCCACCAGGTGCGGGTATCGGACCATGTCGTTGCCGACAGTGATCGCCACCGCATTCTCCGGCACCAGCCGCTTGCCACCAGGCTGGGAATAGGGCGGCGTCGACTGGCCGGCCGGCGTCACCTCGATCGAGGTCACCAGGTCAGGCTCGCCGGTCGCTGGATCATCCGGAGCCAGCGTGCGCATGGTGTCCGCCATGGCATTGGCCTGTTTCAGAAGCGCCGGCTGCACCGCGCCCTTCACCTTGCTGGGGATGGCGCGGAGCCGGTTGCGCAGCCGGGTGATGCCACCATCGTCACTCATCGTCGGTCGCCGCGAAGGTGTAGGTCCGATAGTTCGCGACGATCTCAGGCACGCCGAACGGCAGCGGCATGGCCGACACGCCGACGGTGGTCGCCTCCCTGTTCACGTACCAGTCGGCCGCCGTCATCAGCACGGCCAGCTCGAGGTCGGCCGGCACGCCATCCGGCAGCTCATCCGCATCGTCCAGCTTGAAACCAAGGTCGCGCTCGACCTTTGCCGAGGCTGCCGCCAGCAGCCTCGTCAGGATGGCGTCGTCGACCGTCTCGTCAGGGAGACGGCCGACCTGAGCCTTCAGGGTCGCAAGGTCGAGGGCCATGCTGGCGCGCTCCTAGAGCGTGACGTTCGGGTCGTTGAAATCGAGCTGCAGCTGCGACGTGGTGAGGGCCATGCCGACGCGGATGGGATCGTCCGTGCTGACCACGTCGGCGCGCGGACAGATGCCGCC